AAATTAGAGATGCTATGGTTACAAGGTTGACTAATCTAACAACTACAGGAACGAATGTTTTTAGATCAAGAATATATCCATTAGAAAGTAATAATCTTCCGGGATTATGTATATTTACAAAGTCAGAGGTTACAACTTTTGATACATTAACAAGACCTAGATCAATAAATAGGGTTTTAGAAATTGGTGTTGAAGCATATGTTAAAGCGACAAGCAACTATGACAATACACTTGACACGATTGCAGTAGAAGTTGAAGAAGCTATTGCATCAGATGTTACGTTTGGAAATCTTGCAAAAGATACACAAGTGACATCTTTTGAAAGTGACTATAGTGGTGATGGTGAACAACCTATTGCCATAGGTCGCTTCACAGTTGAGGTGATTTATAGAACCTTAGAAAATGACGTAGAAACTGCAGCTTAAAAGGAGATAAAAATGGCAACACACGCAGGATCAGAGGGAACAGTTAAAAGTGGTGCAAATGAAATCGCTGAAATTCGTTCTTTTAGTTTAGAAGAAAGTGCAGATACCATTGAAGATACAACAATGGGTGACACTTCAAGAACATATCTAACAGGATTAAAAACATTTAGTGGTTCTGTAGATGTATTCTGGGATGAAACAGATACAAATGGTCAAGTATCATTTGCAGTTGGTGCATCTGTAACTTTAGCAGTCTATCCAGAGGGTGCAACAAGTGGTGACACTTATTATTCTGGAACTGCAATCGTAACAGGAAGAACAATTACATCATCATTTGATGGTATGGTTGAAGCATCTTTTACATTGCAAGGTTCTGGTGCTCTTACTTCTGCAACTGTTTAGAGGTGATTAATGTCATTAGGTGAACAGATTGCAGCTAGACGTATAAAAGAAAAAAGAACTATTGAAGTTCCAGAATGGGGAGAAGATAATTCTCCATTAATTTTATATGCTAGTGCTATAACTGCAGGTGATATTAATAAGTTGCAAAGAAAGCATAAAAACTTTCTTAATGATATGACTGTAGATGGAATGGTTGATCTTATAATAATGAAAGCTGAAACTAAAGATGGTGAGAAAGCATTTACATTATCAGATAAACCTTTTCTAATGAGTGAACAAGTAAGTATAATTGCAGAATTATCAGCAAAGATGTTTGGTGATATTGTTTCTTTAGAGGAACAAGAAAAAAACTAAAAAGCGATTTGTTAAGGTTTAATTTATTAGCTTTGGCAGATCGCTTACACAAAACAGTTGATGAAGTTGAACATTTAACTTTATCAGACATAAATGAATGGCAAGCATATTTTAAGGCAGTAGAAGATGGCAAACCAAAATCTTAAAGTAACACTTTCAGCAGTAGATAAAACAAGAAATGCTTTTAGAAGTGTTGGCAGAGGTTTAAAAGGTATTGCAGGATCAATACTAAGTGTCAAAACTGGTTTAATTGGATTAGCAGGTATTGGTGGATTTGGTTTATTAATTAGATCATCTTTAAAAAGCATTGATACTTTAGGAAAAACTGCATCTAAATTAGGAGTTACAACTAAAGAATTAGGTGCATTACGATATGCTGCAGGTTTATCTGGTGTTGAAATCAGAACTGTTGATATGGCTACTCAAAGATTTACTAGAAGATTAGCAGAAGCAGCTAATGGAACTGGTGAAGCAAAAAATGCATTAAAAGAATTAAATTTAAATGCAGTTGAATTAAGTGAATTACCATTACAACAACAAATGCTAAAATTATCAGAGGCATTTGGCAAAGTTGAAAAAAGTTCTGATCAAGTTAGGTTAGCATTTAAACTATTTGATAGTGAGGGTGTTTCTTTTGTAAATATTCTAAAATTAGGATCATCAGAATTAAGAAATTTATTTGAAGAAGCTCAAGATTTAGGTATATTATTATCTAAATCAGCAGTTAAAGGTGTTGAGGATGCTAATAATGCTTTTTTTAGATTAAAGGGTTTATTTAAAGGCATAACAGATCAAACTGTTGCAGGATTAGCTCCTGCCTTAAAAACTTTAGCTGATGTTATTAGAAATAAAATATTAAATTCTATAAAAGAAACAAATGGAACTGTTGAAAATTTTTCTCAAAAATTAGGTCTTGAATTTTTATTAGGAATTAGAGCAGCAATTATTGGTGTTGCTAAGTTTACTGGAGCTATGATTGGTTTAATTAATACTTTAGGGAAAGCTGAAGATATATTTGGAAGAAAAATGTTTCCAAATTTTAAACCATTAGATAAGGCTATTTTTGATATTAGGATATTAAGTGGTTTAATAAATGAAATGAAAAAAAGGCGAAGCCCTTTTGATCAAGATTTTTTTATGGATGCATCTCCAAAGTTTCAAGAATTGACTATTGAAACTAAAAAAATGGATACTGCCACTAAAAAACTAGATGAAACAATTAGAGATTTGACATTTGGTGTAGATGATTTTGCAATTAAGTTTGAAAAAGTAAATGATAAAATAACTTTAATACATTCATTAGATCATTTTGGAAAAATAAAAGCACAATTAGAACCATTGAAAACAGTTTTAAATGATACTGAAAAAGCATTTATTGCAGTTGCTAAAAGTGCAACTGATAGAATGACAGATAGTTTAATGGGATTGATTCAAGGAACTGTAAAAGCTAAAGATGCTTTTAGAGATATGGCAAATTCAATTATTTCAGATTTAGTTAGAATGGCAATACAAAAGTATATAACAGATCAACTATTTGGTGTTATTACTAAAGGTATTTCATCAGCATTCGGTGCACCTGTAGTTGGTAGTGGAGTTGAGGGTGGCTCAGTTGTAGGTGCTAGAGCAATAGGTGGTTCTGTGCAAAGAGGAAGACCATATATGGTAGGCGAAAGAGGTGCAGAGTTATTTGTTCCTAATAGAAATGGTGCAATAGTTCCTAATGATGCTATGGGTGGTGGTGGAGTTGTTGTTAACCAGACAATTAACCTAAGTACAGGAGTTGCACAAACAGTTAGAACAGAGGTTTTAGGAATGTTGCCACAAATAGCTGAAGCTGCAAAAGGTGCAGTTTATGATGCTAGACGTAGAGGTGGACAATTCGGATCAGCATTTGGAGCATAAAAGATGGCAATAACATATCCATTAACATTACCAACAGTTACAGGAGTTCAAACTGTTAATTTTATTGCTAGAAATTCAGTAGGAACAACTGCATCACCATTTACATATGAGCAACAAGTTTTTAAAAATGTAGGTCAAAGATTTGAAGCTGATATAACATTGCCACCTATGTCTAGAGCAAATGCAGAAGTATGGAACACATTCTTTATTAAATTATATGGTAGTTTTGGAACATTTTTATTAGGTGATCCTAATAGTGCAACACCTAGAGGAACTGCATCTAGTTCTGCAGGAACACCAGTAGTTAATGGAGAAAGTCAAACTGGAGATACTTTAAATATTGATGGAGTACCAGCAAGTCAAACTGGTTATTTAAAAGCAGGTGATTATATTCAATTAGGTTCTACAAGTAGTGCAAGAATATATAAAGTTTTAGATGATGCAAATAGCAATGGCTCTGGTGAAGTTGCTTTAACAATTTATCCTAATTTAAGATCATCACCATCTGATGGAGCAACAGTTGTTGTATCAAGTGCAGTTGGTTTATTTAGATTAACAACACCAACACATAATTGGGCAATAAGTACAGATGGCATATATTCGCTTTCATTTGGAGCAGCAGAAGCGTTATGAGTAGAGGTTTAACAACTGCAGTAAATAATATATTAGTAAGTGATAATTTATCACCTTTTTTTGCAGTAGATTTAGCATTTGATGGAGGTCATTTTGTTGCTTGGACAGGTTATGGAGATATTACTTTTGGTGGCACAACTTTCATTGGTGGTGGCGATTTTTTGGGTATTTCTCAAATAAGTGAAACATTTGAAATTCAAGCTAATGGAATAAATATAACATTATCTGGAATACCATCTGATTTAATATCAAGTGCTTTAAATGAAACATATCAAGGTAGACCTGCAAAGTTATATTTAGGTTTATTAGATGCTAATGGTGCAGTTGTTGCTGATCCTTATTTGATGTTTAGTGGTCGTATGGACACAATGGGCATTGAAGATAGTGGTGATACTGCCAATATAGGTTTAACTGCTGAAAGTCGATTAATTGATTTGGAAAGAAGTAGAGAAAGAAGATACACATCTGAAGATCAAAAGATAGATTATCCAAATGATAAAGGATTAGAATTTATTGCTGATTTACAAGATAAAGAGATTGTATGGGGAAGATAAATGGGATTTTTTAAAAATTTCGTTAAAGCATTAACTAATCCGGCAACATTAGTTGCAGCAGTTGCAGCAGTTGCTCTTGCTCCTGCAACAGGTGGTAGTAGTTTAGCATTATTTGCAAAAGCATATGTAATAACTGCAGCCACAACTGCAGCAATGCAAACATTATCACCACAAGCTAAATTACCTAGTTTTAGTGACTTTTCAACACAATCACAAAACAGAACACAAATGATTAAGCAGCCAACAGTTGCTAGACGTGTTATTTATGGTGAAACAAGAGTATCTGGTGTTTTAGGATTTGCAGAAAGTACAAATGATGATAAATATCTTCATTTAATTATTTTAATGGCAACACATGAAGTTAATTCTATAGGTCAAATATATATAAATGATACTGCGATAACTATTGATGGAAGTGGTAATTGTACTGCACCAACACAATATGCAAATCTAATTAGAATTAATAAACATTTAGGTGCATCAGATCAATCAGCAGACACAGATTTAATTGCAGATAGTAATGGCAAATGGACAACTAACCATAAACTAAGTGGTATTGCTTATGTTTATGCTAGATTAGAGTTTGATGCAGATGCATTTCCAAATGGATTACCAAATATATCAGCTATAGTTCAAGGTAAAAAATTATATGACCCTAGAACATCTTCAACTGCATATTCAACAAATCCTGCATTAGCTATTAGAGATTATTTAACAGATAGTATTTATGGATTCAATGCATCAACAGATGAAATAGATGACACTACATTTACAACTGCAGCTAATGTATGTGATGAAAATGTTACTTTATCTGGTGGTGGTACTGAAAAAAAATATACAGTTAACGGAACTTTTGAAAGTAACGGAAGTCCAAAACAAATATTAGAAAATTTATTAAGTCCTATGGGTGGAAATGTTGTTTTTTCTAATGGAACATTTAAAGCAAAAGCAGCTAAATATGTTTCGCCAACTGTTACATTAGATGAGGGTGATTTAAGAGGTTCTATTGCTTTACAATCCAGAAGATCAAGGAGAGATAATTTTAATGCAGTCAAAGGTGTTTTTACATCACCAGATAATAATTTTATAGCTGCAGATTATCCTGCTTTCACATCAACAACATTTCAGAATGAAGATAATGGAGATCAAGTCTTTTTAGATATGGATTTGCCATACACAACATCATCACCTATGGCACAAAGATTAGCTAAGATTGCATTGTTTAGAAATAGACAACAAGTGACATTAGATATGCCTTGTAAGTTAAAAGCATTTCAGTTGAATGTGGGTGATACAGTATCTGTTACTAATGAAAGATTTGGATTTAGTTCTAAGGTTTTTGAAGTTGCAGAATGGAATGTTGCATTTGAGAATGATGGTAATGGTGTTCCTATTATGGGAGTTGATTTAGTTTTAAGAGAATTAAATAGCGCAGTTTATGATTGGAATGCAGAAGAAAAACTATTTCAACAAGATAACACAACATTGCCAAACCCATTTGTAGTTGCAGAACCTGTAGTCACAACAACAGATGAATTAAGAGTTTTAAATGAAGAAGCTATATCTGTTTTAATTGTAAATGCATCTAGTGCAAATCCACAAGTTATAGACTTTGAAGTGCAAGCAAAAAAAGCAACTGATACTGATTTTATTAACTTAGGTAAATCAAGTGCTAATTTATTTGAATTTATAAATGTTGAAGATGATGCTATTTATGATATTAGGGCAAGAAGTATATCTAGATTAAGTCGTTCTGCATATGTAACTAGTCAACATCAAGTTGTAGGTAAAACTGCTCCACCTCAAGACGTATCTGATTTTAGTGTAAACATAATAAATACTGAAGCACATCTAAGTTGGACACCTGTTACAGATTTAGATTTATCTCATTATCATATAAGACACGCTAGAGAGACAAGTGGAGCAACATATGCTAATGCAGTTGATTTAATAGCTAAAGTTTCACGACCTGCAAATACTGCAATTGTTCCTGCTATGACAGGCACATATTTTATTAAGGCAGTTGATAAGCTAGGAAATGCATCTTTAAATGCAACAAGTAAACTAGCTATAATAGAAGATATTAAAAACCTTAATGCAGTTGCAACAACCACACAAAATCCTAATTTTACTGGAACAAAAGTAAATACGGCAGTTGTTGATAATAAACTTCAATTAGATACAAGCATAAATTTTGATAGTTTATCTGGTAACTTTGATGATGCTAAAGGTTTGTTTGATGGTGGTGGTGGCAATATATCATCAAGTGGAACATATGAATTTGATAATTATGTTGATTTAGGTGCAGTTTATACAAGTAGAGTTACTGCTAATTTAAATGTTGTTAGAACTGATTATGTTAGTTTATTTGATGATGCTCAAGGAAACTTTGATGCAAGAACTGGTGACTTTGATGGAGATGCACAAGCATTTGATGATACAAATGTTGAATTATTAGTTGCAACAACTGAAGATGATCCATCAAGTGGCTCACCAACATATACTGCATTTAGAAAGTTTTTTGTGGGTGATTATAAAGCCAGAGCCTATAAATTTAAGGTTAATATGACTAGTACAGATGCAGAAGCTACACATCAAATTACTGCATTATCAGTTACTGTAGATATGCCAGATAGGGTTGTATCTGAAACAGATATAGTTAGTGGTACAGGATCAAAAGCTATTACATTTAGTCCATCATTTAAGGCACTACAGGGAGTTGGTATTTCTGCAAGTAACTTAACAAGTGGTGATTATTATGCTATAACAAGTAAAAGTGCATCTGGTTTTACTATTACTTTTTATAACAGTAGTGATAGTGTGGTGAATAGGACATTTGATTATGTCGCAAAAGGTTATGGTGAACTAGCAGCTTAGAAAAGGAAATGAAATGTCACAAAATGATTTTACTATTGCCAATCAGGGTTTTCCGGCTTTTAGAGCAGATTTAAATACTGCATTACAAGCATTAGCATCAACAAGTAGTGGAACATCTGCACCATCAACAACATTTGCTAATCAGTTTTTTTACGACATAACTAACAATGTTTTAAAATTCAGAAATGAAGATAATGATGCATTTATAACAATAATGGGATTTGACCAAAGTGCAGATACCACAACTAATATTGTTTCAGATGCAACACAAACATTTACAAAAGCACAAATTCCATCAACTTATACAGGTTCTGGATTAACATTAGACTTTGACACATATCAAAATTTTATTTTAACTTTATCATCTGGCTCTAATTCTTTAGCTAATCCAACAACTGAAGCAAATAATGTTGGTCAGACAGGTGTTTTAATTATAGTTCAACCATCTAGTGGATCAGCAGGTACAATTAGTCTTGCATCAGATTATGAAAGTGTTGGTGGTGCAGGTTTAACTTTATCAAGTGCGAATAGTGCTTATGATGTTTGTCCATATATAATAAAGGCAGATAACAGTATTTTATTAGGAACGCCACAGATAGGGTTTGCATAATGTTTTCACCAGATCAATGGTTAGCATCTACAGGAACTTCATTTTTCAATGGTGTTGCCACAAAGTCATTACGATTTGATGGAAGCTCTCGTTTAGAAAAAAATTTTAGTAGCGAGGGTAGCAGACAAAAATGGACTATAAGTGTTTGGGTAAAAAGAACTGCCATAGAACACAATCTTGTCATATTAGGTTATTCACCAAGTTCAACTTTTTATGGTGCTTTATATTTTCATAACAACCGAATAAGAATTTATGATATTCAAAGTTCTAGTTTTAAGTTTGATTTACAGACAAATGCGTTATATCGTGATGCTTCAGCTTGGTATCATATTGTAGTTTCAGCAGATACTACACAGTCAACTGCAAGTAATAGAATTAAAATGTATGTAAACGGAGTACAAGTAACTTCATTTGCAGTAGAAACATATCCATCATTAAATTTAAGTTCATTAGTAACTGATGATTGTTCACATTCAATTGGCAGATATGCTGATGTAACCACTGGTTCTTTTAAGGGTTATATGTCAGAATTTAATTTAGTTGATGGGTTGTCATTTTTTTCTGATACATCAGGAACAGCTAATACATCATTTAATATAAACTCATTTGGCGAAACAAAAAATGGTGTGTGGATAGCTAAAGAATATACTGGCTCATATGGCACTAATGGTTTTAGATTGCAATTCAATCAAACTGGAACTGGTACTGCATCAACATCAACAATAGGTGCAGATACAAGTGGCAACACACATCATTTTACATCTAGTGGTATAGTTGCATCTGATTGTAGTATGATCGACTCGCCAGAAAACAACTTTGCTACGTTAAATCCTTTAGATGCACGTGGTACTGTAACTGCATCAGAGGGTAACTTAAAAGCAAGTATAGCAGTTAATGGAAATATAACTGGAACAATAGCACCTACAAGTGGGAAATGGTACTGGGAATGTTACTTAAACGATATAACAAACCCTTACATTGGAGTGCAATCAGTAAATTCAGCAGGCTCAGGTAGTTCTGGCTATTCGCAAGATGCAGTAGCTTTAAATAATGCAGGAGATATTTACTATGATGGAAGCTCACAGTCTGGAGCATATGAGGGTTCGCCTGCTTGGACTGCTAATGATATTTTGAGTGTGGCATATGATGTTGATAACAATAAAATATGGTGGGCATTAAATGGTCAATTTTATTCAGCAAATGCTTCATCAGAAAGCACTATTGCTTATTCAGAAGTTGAAGCAGGAAATAGTGCTTATGACCTTTCTAGCCAAATAACACACGGAGTAGCATTTTTAGGTTCTTCTGCATCTAATGGCATTGTAACCATTAACTTCGGGCAAGATGCAAGTTTTGCAGGAGAAATTACAGCAGGAACAGAAACAGATGAAAATGGCATAGGGGTATTTAAATATGCACCACCATCAGGCTATTTAGCATTATGCACATCTAATCTACCAGAACCAACCATAAGTCCTAATGCTACTACACAAGCTGATGATTATTTCAATACAGTTCTTTATACTGGAAATGGAAGCAATGACCATTCAATAACTGGAGTAGGATTCCAACCAGATTTTGTGTGGTTAAAAAATAGAACTGGGACTGCGTATTATCATCAAATATATGACAGTACAAGAGGTGCAACTAAAGCCTTATTCACACCAGTTAGCAATGCAGAAGATACTATATCTGGATTAACAGCGTTTGACTCAGATGGGTTTACTGTTGGTAATAGTGTAACTGTAAATAATAATGGTGTATCTACTGTAGCTTGGAACTGGCTTGCAAATGGTGGCACAACAACTACTAATGATGATGGAAATGTTACTGCCACAGTTCAAGCAAACACAGATGCAGGGTTTAGCATTGTTACTTACAGTGGAAATTCTAGTGCCTTAACAATAGGACACGGATTAGGTAAAAAACCTGCTATGGTTATTGTTAAAAACAGAACAGATAATAGCACAGATTGGATAATAGGACACAAAGATTTATCGTCTGGTGGTGGTGGTTTTGATGATAATAAGTTTTTAAAATTTGATACTCCTGCTACATTTACAAACTCATTAGTATTTGGAACAGAGCCAACAACTACAACTATTGCTTTAACAACTGGCAATGCAGGTAATTTGTCAACGAGTGGTAAAAATTATGTAGCCTATTGTTTCGCAGAGGTAGAGGGTTACAGCCGTTTTGGCAGTTATATTGCAAATGGCTCAAATAATGGCACATTTGTCCATACTGGATTTGAGATTTCTTTTCTCATGATAAAAAGAGCAGCAGGTGGTACGGGTGCTTATAGTAGTTGGGCAATGTACGACAATGTAAGAAAAACAATAAATAGTGACGTTGGCACAGACTCAAATCCTTTATTTGCAAATAAAAGTTCACAAGAGGGGATTAGAGGTAATGGTAGTTTAGCTATAACTGGAACAAGAACAGCCATAGATTTTTTAAGTAATGGATTTAAACTAAGAGATGTAGCTAATGAAATTGGAGTGTCAGGTAATACATATATTTATATGGCATTTGCAAAAAATCCTTTTAAATATTCTACGGCTCAATGATAGGAGAAAATAATGGCGTGGTTACACAATGGAATAACACTAAAGGTTGGCAAGAGTTGGTCAGATGGGAATTATAAACACCCATATAATTGGGCATCAGCTTGGTCAGATGAAGATAAAGAGCAATGGGGTGTAACGTGGCAAGATGACCCTGATACTAGTTATGATAGTACATTCTATTGGGCAAAAGATGTTCCAAGAAGTCTAACAGATATCAATGAAGTTGATGAAGATGGCAATGCTATTCCAGATGAAAAAGGCAATCAAGTTGTTACATTAGGTCTAAAATCTATATGGGTTGCACAAACTAAAACAACTGCTAATGGTTTACTAGCTTCTACAGATTGGTATGTAACAAGAAAGTCTGAAAGTGATGTAGCAATACCATCTACAATAAGCACATATAGATCAGCCGTTAGAACTGCTAGTGGAACAATAGAAACTGCAATAAATGCTTGTGCAGATTTAGATGCTTTTAAGGCATTGTTTGTTGTGCCAACTGATAGTGATGATAATCCTACAGGAAACGCTGCAATTTATGATTTTCCAGATGAAATTTAAAATATGTTTAAATGCTTTGTCTTTATTTGTGCTATAATCAATCCTAATAATTGTATGCAGTTAGAAGATATTCAAGACCTATATAAGACTGAAGAAAGATGTTTTGAAAGAGCATTAGAAATAGCAAGACAAGTTCCTTATTATTATCCAAATTTTAAAGCAATAAAATATAGATGTAAGAAATTAAATAAAGGGCGATTAACATGAATAAAACACCGATAGATATGACGGCTGCTACAACTGCAGGTGTTTCTTTATTTGGTATGTTACCAGAAGTTGCAGCATTGATAGGTTCAGTATTATCTATTGTTTGGTTTTGTATTCGCATTTATGAAACTGATACAATCAAGAAAATTTTAGGAAAATAATGGAGACCTATTATAGACCCAGTAACTATATCATTAGCAGTTGGAGTTGCATCAAAAGCATTTAATGCAATCAAACAAGGTTTTGCAATAG